GCGATCTACATAGGGGCCCCCGTTATTTTTTGTGAGCGAGAATCCATGCTGATATTTTTTCTCGTGTCCATTTTGTCGCAGTGTCAAGATTCTCTATTCGCGATTGTGATTTATATATCTTGTCCTCAAGCTGTGTCTTCCAATAATGGCATCCTTTGCATAGCACCCATAGGTTGTCATGGTATAAGCACTTGCTTCTGTCAACTCTCAAAGGCACGATGTGATCAGTGACTAGATAGCCAGGCTTGTCATAGGTCTTGCCACAGCATGCACAAGTGAAGTAGGCATGAGCTTTGGCATCGCGTGCGGTGTGCTCCCATATCTTTGAATGATAAAATGCAGCAGACTCTTTGTCGCGCTTGTACTTGTCGTAGTATGATGTGTCACGTTTAACGTGCTTTGTGGCATCAGCATAGTTAGGCTTATACAGGAATGCGTGCTCAGCGCAGTATGGATTCTCTTGGCTATAAGGAATTACATTGTTGCATCCAGCCTTGCGGCATACCTTCACACGCATGTGCTATTCCTCATGCAATCCGATGACGATTGCCAATCCGATCAGGAATACGTTCCAGATGATCCAAGCAATTAGCGGCATGAATACTAACAGCCAACTCCATGCAATCAAACCGAATAGCTTGGCCAGCACGTATATTAGTGTGATAATTAACAGAAAATTGCACATGCTAAATTGCCTCCGTGTATTGTTTAATCTTGTCAACTTGCAAGTCGCACCATTCGTCATGTGTGCCGTCTGCTTTGTAGATTGTTACGACTGGCATTGAACGATAATTTAGCTTGCGGAACCGCTCGTAGTCGTCCGCGTCTGCTGTTATGGTTTGCACTGGCATGACTTGCGACAGCTTGAATACTGTCCATCGGCACTTTTGACAGCGCGGCTTCGTATAGATAATTGCGTTCATGTGTTTCTCTTCTCTCGATAGCTTCTCAATGATTGCTTGCTCTGTGTGGCTTACATATCCGTAACCGACTCGCTTCATTCCATTAGACATAGTAGATCGCCCTCGTATCATGATCGCTGTATTCGACCAGCTCAAACGTTTTGTGAGCAACCACGCCAATATCATCTGTCCACTTATCCGTAGGTTTCCGCGTTGATACTTGACGCTGAACGAATCCGCCTAAGTCTTTACTCATCTCGCTATGAAGGTGACCAGTGAAAAGTTCGCGGTTCTGTGCCGTTCCCAGCATGAATCCAAACTCGTCTAAGTATTTTGCAAGGTAGTTATTCTTGCCCTTGTCACCATGAGTGGCACCAATGAAGTTGTGACCGAGCATTGTGCCTTTGTAATGCTTCAGTGATATATCCCAAGTGATGTTTTTCTGGTTGCTGTAGGCGCGTTTCAATAGACGTGCAAACATATATCCAACTGACGGGTCGTGGTTACCTGGCGCATACATGACCTCACACTCATTGGCATTCTTAATAATCGCTTCAATCAGTGTCTCGAAGTATTGTTCCATTTCGTTCACAGTCTCGCCTAGGTCAGTTGTTTCGAGCTGTGTGCCCTTTGCTGTGGTTGAGTTGATATTGTCCACGTGAGCAAGATCGCCGCCCAGAATGAGCAATATTTTGGCGTAGTGGCCGCGTTGAATGATTTCTAGTTGCCGTTTAAGAGATTCCGCATAGACGTCGAATGTGTGACCGTTGAAATGCGTGTCAAATGCAGGAATGACCAGATAGCGATCTGATTCCACAAAAATAGGAGCCTTAGCTTGGTATGGCTCCTTGTGTGTGATGATGTCATTCATCAATGATTCGTATTGTTCTGCTTCGACTAACGGCCTAATTTGTATCTTGCTTTGATACAACGTTGCTTCAGGCGTTTGCTTCCAGAAGTTGCTTGTAGCACGTACAAGCTCCCACTTGGTGTAATCATACCCGTGAGCTTCCAGAACCTCTCTAGGCGTCATTTTGTGGCCCCTGACAACCTTTAGAATGGTTTCACTGGACTGCGTACCGTCTGAATCGTATTCATTCTTCAGTGGCTTCTGAAATTCGATACCAAGCCTTTTCGCTTTACCTTGAAGCGCATCATAGCTAATTCCGAGCTTGTCGGCCGTTTCTCGTCTAGTAAAGCCTTCAGAGGCGAGCTTCCTAATGTCACCGATCTGTTCATCTGTCCATTGCATCTACTCGCCTCCTAAAATATAATGTCCGTGAGCAGTTTGATGACGCTGCTCACATTCTCATGAAGAACTTCCCGAGTTCTTAAGCCCTCGGATTAGGCCCCGAAAGCTTTTTTGTTGCTTAAAAAATTTCGATGAGTTAGAATTAAATTGTTCCCAACAGATACTCATTTTCACTCCTTTGTAATACCCTTTCTTTAGGCTCTCGGCCCCCAACCGAGGGCTATTTTAGTATCTTCTATAAGGAATGTGCTAATATATATATGTGAGCAGTGGCCTTTCTCCTCCAAGTCAACCGCTGCTGCTCACACAAGTATTCCGTTTTTTCATTCTTTTGGCCCTTGGACTGGTCTCTGAGGGCTTTTTTAATCCGATTTATTGCTACATGTGTTATACTATTTTTCGGTACCGTTGTTTCACCTCAGCAAACACCGGTAGCTAGGCCCTCAGTTAATCGCTCAGAGGGCCTTTTTGTTGCACAAAAATAGCACCTCACCGTTTGGCGAAGTGCTTGGTTAAATAAAAAGACGCCGTGGCGTCTTGATATCTCACCGATTTGTCTTTCGTTTGATGTCGCTTGATCCGAGATTACAAACAGAAAAGCACAAACTAAATATTCCTAGAAAAAGACTAAAAATAATCATTTTATTTCCCTCCATATACGTTCAAATCGCCACTGACTCTTTCATTCAAATCCTTACCGTTCTTTTCTTGGAATTTTTGATTGAACTTTAAGTATTTTGTGGCTAGATCATTCCTCTTCTGCAAAGCATTTCTGTCGTCAAGAAGAACCCGTCTAACTACAGCCAATGAATTCATGAAGTCTTCCTGGTCTCCTGCAGTTAGATAGAAAGACTGCTTGTACTTTTTATTTTCAAACAGCTCAGTTACTTTGGCATTTAATCGATAAATGACATCAGCTAAGTCCTTGCGATAGACTTGGTAATTCATTGAATTGCGTTGAGGCAAACGAGTTATTTGAATATCTTCAATTACTTTCAAATTTTGTTTCAAGCTATATATTTGATAGTCAATTTGATTTTTTGTAACGGCTATGTGATCTGACTCTGCAACTTTTCCAGTCAAAATATCAATGTCAGTTTCGGCTAGTTTAGAAGAGTTTACCAACGCTTGATTTGACCTTTTCATGTATTCTTCATTTGCTGTCCTATAACTATTCCACGTATTCAAACTGATCGCAACCGAAACTATTGATATTATTATTGGGATAATCTTGTCCCACTTTGTTTTCATTACGTGGAATATTCCTAAGACAAAATCACCAATTCGCTCATACAGTGGCAGCTTCACTTTCAATCACCTCAAAAAAATAGTACTCCAGCGTGAACTGGAATACTACATTGAGGTGATATCTGTGCTTCATGTGTCTGCTGCTCGCTCGCCCATTGTCAGCTAGGGTCATCGCAAGCTGTGTCCGGTCGCTAAACTGGACAATGTGGCATGCGGGAATCGAACCCGCCCGACTATCTCAGCCAGTCCATTTGCCACGCCTTGCCACAGCTTTATCATCACTGAGGCTCGGAGGAAAAATGCGGTGTCTCAGGTTTCTCACCTTTGGCACAATACAATCATAAGGGATTCCGTTTTTAGTTCGCCACTCATTTATCAATCAATTAGTCCTCAAATAGTCCTCATTCATCGATCATTTATTGCTCACTACTTTTTCTGGGTGTGACGCCAAAGTACCAGGCCGCTGCTAACAACGCATTTTTCTTTCTGCGTGTGTAGGTTGCTGCAGATATATCGAGAATATTCATTGCATCACCGTCTGGCGTATCTGTTTCTGGACCATCGCAATAGCGCACCCTTAATAAACGCTGATGTGATTGTTTCGGCATTGATGCAATACAACTGTCGCACCATTCACAGAACTTACGTGCCGATTCTTGTCTTTCCAAACGCTGCTGTGCATACAGCGGACGCTGAACAGTGCTGGCAGAAGTTCCGTCTCCCCATGCACTAGTGATCTTTGGATTGACTGGCGCCTTTATGAATCCACGCTCTGCTCGGTATTTATTTAGGATATTTTCGACTGCTTCCCGATCCTTTTCATCGCTAATTGATAAAAGCTCCATCACAAGCGCCACCCCTTATGGTATAATTAAATTTGTAAAAGTTTTGGGGATAAGCGTGCCTTCGTGGTGCGCTTTTTTGATGCCTTAAACGTGCGTTCAACATGTGCGTTTGCTATACTGTCATTGGAGGCCAACTCCTAATCTTTGATTTCATTCACTCTCAATCGTACGTTTGGCCTCCGGCGCGTCCCTCATTAGGCGCGCTTTTTTATTTGCTTTCAGAAGGCCGAATGAGATCCCACGGGTCAATCCCAACGCGTTCAGCGAAGTCATCAAGTTTTGCCAAGCTAACGTTGTTGTCTTGAAGCAGATGCGCCAGTTGACGTGTCGTAATGCCGATGCTTTTTGCGTAATCCTTCTGTAGCATGTGGTTATCGCTGATATTCTTGCGAACATTATTTTGAAACACGCGATTACTTTTTGATTTCATTTATTTTCCTCTTTTCCAGTTAGCCCACATCCACATTGCAGCGCCTGAGATTAGCAGCATTACGGCAATCATTGCTTTCCCTCCAATAGCTGTTTGTCTTCAAAGATGTTGCCAATGTGATGTACTCCTAATCAAATTTGATTGCTGGCATGTTCAGGTGCTCAATCAAGCCAAGGCGTTCCAACCGCTCATAGTTGAGACGCTCGCAGTATAAATCTGCTTCGTACTGAGACTCGAATTCCTTGATTTTGGTTTCGCCATTGCGGCCCACAATCTTGAATTTCATTTTTTTATCCGTCCTCTCCAGTTGGCTCATTTCTCCGCCTCCAATTTCACGATTTCGCCGGTTTCCTCAACGCGCCATACACCTAGCACCCATGCAAGGGCGAAGGTGTCCTCATGTTCAAACGTCATCCATGGAGATAAAGAAACTACTGCGGCGTAGCTCATCGCTCCGGATAGAGAGAATTTTTTGTGTTTGAGTTTTACAATCACATCGCCCACCGCTTTCGGAATCACCGGCAGATCATCTGACAAGGCGGTGTCATATTCAGCCATGAATAAATTTGCATCTTGGTGTCCGACATTGCCACCGCTTGCCTGTGCATCAGCCAGTGCGTCAACAGCATCTGTAAACACGTCCCGCTTCGTCTCATCGCTCATCGTCAGTCACCTCTTTAGTTTCAGCAATGAACGCGTGTATAGGCAGATACAGTTCATTGCCGTCCTTTAACTTAACAAGGTAGCAATACCCGTCACTGTCACATAGGCTTCTAATGGAGTCGATGCTAACAACGTCACGGTCTGAATGATACTCAACTAATTTTCTGTATGAACCGTCATAAACCGTTTTGAAATGTGGTTCATCGTACGGGTGACCGACTTCAATCAACCTTGTTGTCTGGAATATGCCACCGTCATTACGGTCATCATCATGATCCATCAAGGATAGGCTTTCTAGCCTGATTATTTTATTCGTCATCGTCAGTCACCTCTTCTTTCGTGAAAGGTGATCCGTTCAGCCCATATAGATCAAGCTGTTTCTGCGTGAACAAGGTATCATCATCTGCTCCCTTATAATTTTCAATACCATTAAGCACATTCATATGCATATACTCTGGCTCATTTTCAGATGCCCACCAACTCTTAGGGGTTATAACCCTATATTTCTTCTCCTTTGCCACGGTGTAGCCATTCTTGAATGCTTTAATCAATCTCTTGATGTCTTCTTTATATCTTGAAGTGAATAGATAACGAAATGGATCAAGAGTTTCTATATACGTGTTTGCATTGAGCAACGATTCAATCGCTTTCGCCTCGTTCGGACTGACGGCAACTTTTTCAGGTTCCTCAATGAACGTGACAACGTGGCCACCATAATCGTTAACTACGTCTTTGGCATCTTTCTCGTTATCTATGGTCGAGCAAAACACGCTGCTTAGTTCCCAGAATTTTCCTGGGTCTTTAAAGTCCCAGTATTTCCCTTCATCGTTCTTTACCGCGTACAGTTTTTCTTCGCTCATTTTTCGTCCTCTTTTCGATATACATAGTTATTAATATGATCGGCCAATTGTCCCAGTGGGATATCGCATTTATTTAATGGCACTAGCTTGTCGATCATATTAATAACTATGTATATCGAAAAGAGGACGAAAAATGCGCGAAGAAAAACTGTACGC